GATGAAATGATAAAATTCCGCAATCTTGCCGGTGATGCATACCCATCCATGTGTAAAGCTGTCAGTTCTATTTTACCGGATGCGCTATTCAAACAAAAGATTAAGGATTTAGCCAAGTCACTTAACATCATTGTGTACGGTAAGCATGAATCAGAAATGCGTAATAAAGTTGGCGATGAATCCAAGATACGAGAGCTGTATGAATTGGAATTGCAGATAGCCCAATGGATAGATTTAGGCTTTATCAAAGACTATAACAGCCTTAAGTCTACATTGACTAAATTGTATTATCGGAAATATCCTAATGTTTTACCTCTATAAATAAATGTTAAAACAACGGTATGAAGCCGTACCGTACAATTATACAGCAATGGACGAAATAACCGAAATATTTAATACAAGAACTGTATCTGATATTATCAGTGGTTTAAAAAACAAGTCTATAAATGTTCCTGAATGGAGTAAATTATTAAAAGATTACGAGCCATCCAAACATAAGATAGTCGATGATAAAATTGGTCGTAAGGATAAAACGAGATCTGATGGAAGCGTCGACCCTGCTTCACGTATCTATCTTGGCTTGGAAAGACTACTTGTAAAACGTGTTACTGAATTTGCTTTCGCTATCCCGGTCAGGCGTATTTATCACAACACAGAAGATAATGAAACACGTCAAAAAATAGCCAAAGCTATTGAGGCTATTTATAAATATGCCCGTATTGACTCTGAAAACACTAAACGTGGCAACGCTTATTTTGCTTCTTGTGAAATCTTTACGATTTGGTATGCAGTTAAGAAACCCAACACTTTATATGGCTTCAAAAGTGAATATAAGCTGAAGTGTAAGACGTATTCCCCTATGGACGGAGTGGATTTATATCCCTTGTTTGATGAATTAGGGGATATGATTGCTATGTCCTTTGAATACAAGAAAAAAATAAATAACAAAGAAGTTACCTTCTTTGAAACATATACAGCTAATAAGCACTATAAATGGAAACAGGAAAATGGTGATTGGGAATCTGTTATAGCTCCGGAAAAAATAGCATTTCATCTTGGTAAAATACCTGGTGCTTACACATTTCGTCCTGAACCTGTGTATTATGGGTTGTCGCATATTCGCGAAGAAATTGAATATACGTTATCCCGTAATTCTGATGTCATTGCTTACAACTCCGCTCCTGTGTTGAAAGTAACTGGAGAATTAGTCGGTGAGGAGGATAAAGGAGAAACACGTAGATTGTTCCGGTTAAAGAATGGAGGTGATGTGGCTTATGTTTCATGGACTCAAGCT